TTGAAATCAAAGATGCCAAGTGCGAAGAAATTTAAACGCTGGGTAACTAGCGAAGTACTTCCACAAATTAGAAAAACAGGTAGCTATGATCTACATATTCCAAAGACATTACCAGAAGCATTGAGATTGTATGCAGATGAAGTAGAAGCACATAACCAATCAAAGGCAATCATTGAGCAACAGAAACAACAGATTGCGGAGTATGAACCAAAGGTAGATTACGTAGATAAAATATTAAGTTCTACAAATGCAATGACTGTAACGCAGATTGCTGCGGATTATGGTCTTAGTGCTAAAGCATTAAACAAGATACTTCATGATGCACATATTCAACGTAGCGTAAATGGACAATGGATTTTGTATAGCGATTTAATGCGTAAGGGATATACAAAGACTAAGACACACACATATATGACTACAGACGGAAGATTGGAGTGCAAAGCATCTACACGTTGGACACAAAAGGGAAGATTGATGATACACGAGTTATTAAAGAAACTGGGCATCAATGCAGTGTGTGAGGAGGTAGCATGAAGCCATTAGTATATAAAGGCCTACGAAAGAACGTGAACAGGTCAGAATGGGTAAGCAGTGATGAAATAAAACAAAGCTATTCACAAATAAGACTATTAGCAGTAGAAAATGATACATATGCATGGGTACCGATTGAGGACGGAACACTATGCAGAGGAAGCGAAGCAAAAGACACGCTAGGGAAAAGAATATATGAAAAGGACCATATAGAGTTTGATTGTATATCACTACAAGATACACCAATGGTAGGGGAAGTATATTATAGCGTTGATAAATATCAATGGAGATGCAAGACAATCAACCAGCAGGAGACACAACTAGATGATGTGGTATTAGATTTTGACTTAGCATTTGTATTGAAAAATGGGAAAGTAAAAGTAATAGGCAATAGATTAGAGGGATATGAGCATGAATGATAGATTTAGAAACCTAATGAAAGCACATGATCATATTGTAAAAGGACGGTCAAAGGAAGTTAGAAAAGTGTTCATCCCACATTGGGGTTATGTATTTGTATCATCTGATGCATTGATAAAAGCAAGAATACGAAGAGATACATTAAAGGGGAACAAAGTATTTAATCAATGGGCAAGGAGTTATTATGAAACCACCATGCAGGGAGTGCCAATTTAGAGAAGTAGGGTGCCACAGTAAATGTGAAAGCTACATTCAATGGAGAGTGCAGTTAGATAAATACAACGAGCAAAAGAACATACAGAATGATGCGTGTAAATACATTAGAGATAATGTAAGAACCATTAGACACAGAATGAGAAAGCTAAAAGGATATAGCTGTACTGTAAGAGATTGAGGGATTAGAAAATGAATATATGGGGCCTGTTCGATGACGGAAACGGATGCTATAAGCAGGCAATAAATGAATTTAATATGAATGAGGGGGGGGCAACATAAGATAATCTCTATAGGGATTGGGGATGCATGTATTAATCAAGATTTAGCAGTCAATACATTACATCAGCCAATGGCCTTATGGGATGTATTAGACAAATTAGAGCCACCAGATGTAATTTTAGCTAGTCCACCATGTGAAAGTTGGAGCGTTGCTAGTGCAATGAAAGGTGGCAACGCATGCTGGAAGCAAGAGCAAAGCATAACAACATCATTATTTGGTGGATATGAAGAAAGCAGTAAATTTACCATTAGAAATAAAGCTGATTATCAGAAGTACCAATTTAAATATGATAAATCATTTTTGACAAGGATAAATGGTGAAATGTGCATATATAACACATTAAAAATCATTGATCACTATAAACCAAAGATATTTGTTATAGAAAATCCTGCATATGGAAGAATATGGGAATATATTGCAAATGTAATAGGGTTCCATATTCCATATGAAAATCTTACATACTATAACAATTACGGATACAAAGTACAAAAGCCAACAAAATTTGGGAGCAATATAGATTTAAAGCTAAGGAGTAACAGAGTAAAAGGAAAGATAGGATTAAAAAATTACAACAATGGAGGGAATAGATATAATACCAGGTCAAATATTCCAATTAATTTAGTTAAGGACATATTGAAAGTATGTGAAGAACACATAAATAGCTAGGGGGATAAGAAATGCAAAGAAAGTGTCATAGATGTGATAGGTTATTTACACCAGATAGTCATAGCACATGGTGCCCAAACTGTAGAGCAGGCAAACCAGTAGAGCCTAGGAAGACAAAGGAACAAATAGAGCTAGAGCGCCTTGAACGACTAGAGAAAGAATTTAAATACACAAGATACTGTGTACAGTGCGGGAAAAAATTTTATACCAACAAACAAAATAGAGTACTTTGTGGTGATTGGATATGCGAAGATAAGCAACGATTTGAGCAACGAAAAGAAAACTACAAGAAAGGAAAACAAAAATGAGGATACTAAGCATTGGGTTTGGGGATAAAAAGAAAGTAAAGTATGAGAAAGCAAATAATGCTGGTATTACTGAAACATATCAATTAAGCACGGAGGACGATTTCAGACCAGAGATATTAGAACCATATGTAAATGCAAGAGCATTAGTATTTGAAGTGTTTAAAGTATTTAAGCTATTTGAAGAAGAGTGGATGAAGATTAAATCCATTAGCTTTAAATGGCATAAAGAAATGCATAGAGTTATTACAGAAGTAAAATATGTGCTTTTAATTACTAACAAAAAAGGTGATGAATGTACAATTAGCACTTCATGGCTTCAAGTAGAAGAGGAAACACAAGATAAATTAATTCCATTGGTAGAAGAAATAGAAATGTTTGTAAGAGGTGCAAGAGCGCAGGGGAAACTATGGGAAGAAGAACTGGAAGCTGATGCGGTTGACGGTGAAACATTTCACATCAATGATCTAGTACAAGAAGGGAAAGAGAATGATTAAAAACCAATTAATTTATGTAGCGCATCCATTTGGTGGAGATAAAGCTAATAAGTATTCCATTGATACAATTATGGAAAACTTAGTAATGCTAGATAAGAACAACACATATCTATCACCTCTTCATAATTTCAGCATGCTGTACTTTGATACACAGTATTCAAAAGGCTTAAAAATATGTTTAGACATGTTAAATAAATGTGATGCATTAGTATTATGTGGTGAATGGGAAACATCTAAAGGATGTATTGGGGAATGGTCATTTGCAATAGCTAAAGGGATGCCGATATATACATGGAAAGAATGGACCGATAAATTAAAGGAACAGGGAGATAATAGCCGATGACAGGAAGGGAATATTTAAATCAGATACGTGATACTGATTTGAATATCAAATGTAAGGAAAGAGAAGTGTTAAGGCTGCAACAAGATATAATGTATCTGCAAGCACTAGACTATAGCAAAGACATTGTAAGCGGAGGGCAACCAATCACATTTGAAGATAAGATAGCAAATATTGATGCACTATCAAATGAACTAATGAGGGAGTGGAGCGGCTACCTAAGAGAAAGGGAAAGAGCAAGATTTCTTATTAACGAAATATCTAGTGCCAAGCAAAAGGCGGTACTGATTGATAGATACATTAATTGTTACACATGGGAAAAGGTAGCAGAATTAATAGGGTGTTCGGTGCAAAACATTCACAATCTGCATAAGCGTGCAATTAGAAATTTTGAAGTAATTTTTAAAAAGGTTGATAGTATTTGACTATCAATTTATGGGATACTATACGTGGGCATGGATGAAGAGAACACTTTCAACAAGCCTCCTAGAAAAACTACACACTATTAAGGACTACATCATACACAGGTCGCACAACACAGTATGATGCGGTCCTTTTTAGTTTATAAGGGGTATTTGATGAAGCATAAAAGAATTACATCCAAGAAAACGATACAAGAAGTTCGCAAGCCATATTGTGAAATATGCGGACAAAGAACGAATATAGAACCGCATCATATTAATACACGTGGCAGTGGTGGTGGAGATATTAAGGAGAACTTAATACAACTCTGTACACAATGCCATATAAATACACACAGTGGACAATATCCAACTAAAGATGATTGCTTAAATAAAGTAGCAGAGCGTGAAGGTATTACATATGATGAAGCCTATGTAATAAATCGTAGAGCAATGGGATATGATGTATGACTAGAATATGTTGCAACAGGGATAGATGCCTTAATAATAAATATGGCATCTGTACTGCAGACACAATTGAATATGAGGGAATATGTCAAAGCTACATAACACAGAATGATGCAAGAAAAACTAATTGCGGATTATGTAGAAGGACACATGGGAAATTAAAGCGTAATAGCAATACGGTATTAAAGTAGAGGTGATGCAATGCTAAAAGCATGTAGCTATTGTGGAGGAATACATGAAGGAGAATGTCCACATAAGCCAAAGCGCAACTACAAGCAGGAGAATGCAAATGCATCTGATAGCAGAAGGAAAGAACGGAAGTTCAGAAGCAGTGTTGAATGGCAAGACTGCAGAAGAGATATATTAGATCGTGATAAACATCTATGTAGATTATGCTTGCACGAAGATAATTATATTAGTGTAGGGCAACGCTTAGATGTACATCACATTGAACCATTACACGAAGCATGGAAGAAGCGTACGGATGAAAAGAACTTGATTACATTATGCAAGATGCATCACTACAAAGCAGACCATGGAGAATACAAGAGGGAGTACTTGAAAAAAATAATTAGCACCCCCCCTACCATAAAATAATTTTTTTGCGAAAAAGTCCAAGACCGTACTGCTCACCACAATTTACACAATTTTCCCTAATGGGACATGCGTGCGCACGTGAATATATATTTATTTATATTGTGCCTATACAAGGATGCTGCAAGACAGAAGGAAGGAGGTGGACACATGAGAAAGGCTGTATCAGCAAGGACTACAAAGAAACATTTAACAAAGGCAGAAAAAGAAAAACGCATTGCTGTAGAAAATGCGTTCATTGATGATGCGGAAATAGAACCGCCAAGCTATCTAACTAAAACACAATTAGAAGCATTTCATTTTATTGTGGATGCATTAAGGCAAGCTAAAGTCTTAAGCCGATTAGACACGCAAACAATTATTCAAGCTAGCGTAGCTATTGATATGTTACATACGGCAAATAAGCGTGTGGCCAAAAAGCCTACACTTGCAATTGATAGGGAGTTTGTGGCAACACAAGAAAAACTAGTAAGAACCTATTTAAAATTATGTGATGAATTGTGTCTATCTCCACAATCTAGGGCAAAGCTGGGTGTGCTTGTAGCTAATCAAAAAGAAGAAGAACAAGATCCATTGCTTAATGTATTGCAAGGGGGTAGTAGTTGATGAATAAGAAACATCCAGCCTACAAGTACGCAATGGATGTAGCAGAGGGTAAAGTCAATGCACCTAAATATGTCAAACTACAAGTAAAGGAATTTCTTACTATTGCTAATGGTAAAGATAGCCGTTACATGATTGATGATAACAAAGTGCATACTATAGGCGAATTACTGAAACTAATGGTAATGCCTAAAGGGTTAAAAGCTAACTCTACTGTGTATGATGCTATGGCTGGCTTTCAATGGTTATTCATCATAGCTATTCTATGTACTGTAGAACGTGATAATAAAGATAAACGAAGATATGAAAACGCTATATTAGAAATATGTAGAAAGAACGGCAAGACATTCCTAATTGCTGTTCTTTTTATTTTGCTTTTCTTCATTGAACCTAAATTCTCTAAATTCTATTCGGTAGCACCAGATGGTTCACTATCTCGTGAGATTAAAACGGCTATTGAAGAGATAATCAGAAGTAGTCCAGCACTACTGGGGAAGATGAATGGCAAAGAAAAGTTTAAAATACTGCGTGATTATATCCACTGTAATATAACTGAAAATAGATATACACCTCTTAACTACTCAACAGGGCGGTTAGATGGTAAGTTGCCTAGTGTATTCCTTGTAGATGAAACTGGTGCATTGCCTAATACATACGCTATTGAAGCGATGAGGTCAGGGCAATTAACTATCTTGAATAAGCTAGGGTTTATCATTTCAACTAAATATCCTACACTTAACAATCCATTTGAAGATGAAGTGGACTATGCAAAGCGTGTATTGAATGGTGCAGTAGATGATGATAAGGTATTTGCCTTGTTATATGAACCAGATGATACAAAAGGATGGGCAACGAATGATGAAGTACTAGAACAAAGCAATCCATTAGCTATTGAAGTAACAGAAATCATGGATGATTTAAAAGCTAAACGGCAAGTAGCTATTGAGATTGAAAGTAAGCGTGAGAACTTCATAACTAAGCATTGCAATATCATATATAGCGGTGCTGGTAGTGAAAGCTATGTGAATGTTGCTGATTTACAGAAAGGTGCTATAGATCGTATCGATTGGAGTGGTAGAGAAGTATTCCTTGGTGTTGACTTGGCCATGACTACAGATAACTGTGCCGTATCTATGGTGGCTTTTGATGAAGAAACAGAAAAGGTATACCTTGATGCGGTGGCATTTGTACCAGAAGATAGAATAGACGAGAAGTCAAAACTAGAACGTATTCCATATCGTGATTTTATTAACGCTGGGTATTGCCTAGCGTGTGGCAATAGAACTGTAGATTATGGTGCTATTGAACGTTACATAATGCAAATAGAAGCCAAATATGGGGTTACTGTAATGGGTATTGGCTATGATAGATACAATGCTTTATCAACTGCACAAAAGCTAGAGGATGCAGGATATACGATGGTTGAGATTAAACAACATTCTAGCGTGTTACATCCTGCTACAAAATGGCTTGCAGAATTAGTAGCTGATGGCAATCTTGTTTATGAAAAAGGTAACAAATTACTTGAAATAAACTTTGAAAACTCACGTTGCGTGTATGATACGAACATGAACCGATATGTAAACAAGAAAAAATCAAGAGGTAAGGTTGATATGGTAGTAGCTGGCATCAATGCAATGTATCTATTACATCAGAATTATATGCTTAATAGTACCCTTGATTGGGTAGTGCAAATGTAGAAAGGGGGTGAAATATTGGGATTAATTAAAAATATCTTTGGTTTAGAGGTCAGAGAAGAAGCGGTAGTAAGTGAAAACTCATTCATTGATACGGCTGACGATGTGGACTTAGGACTTCCTAGCTTTGATGCATCTACAACAGTAACACGTAGGCAAGCATTAAGCGTGCCAGCGGTGGCAAGTGCATTGTTTTTGATTAGTGGTATTATTGCTGGTATTCCTATCAAACTGTATAGGCGAGATGGTAACACTATTACAGAAATCACAGACGATGAACGTACAAAGCTATTGAACATTGAAACAAATTCAACGCTAGGTGCGTTTGAAACAAAGCAAGCCATGATTAATGATCTAATCATGGAAGGTGCTTGTTATTGTTACATTGGTAAAGATGGTAACAATGCTACATCATTACAATATCTGCCTAAATATCGTGTAAGTGTGCTAGATAATGGCAAGCTAATTGATAGGACTGTACTTTTTTTAGTAGATGGGAACTACTACGATAACTTTAATATCATGCGTGCGGTTAGAAATAGCAACGATGGGGTGCATGGTAGAGGGTTATTAGACGATAACGCTACACAAATTTCTAGTATGTACAATGCACTTGTATATGAAAATGGTGTAATCAGTAAGGGTGTGCGTAAAGGCTTCCTTAAATCTGAGGGGAGATTGACAGTAAAAGCACTTGAAGCACTCAAAAAAGCATGGCGAATGATGACGGCGAAACTAGGTACTAGTGATGTAATTGTACTTAATAAGGGTATTACATTTGAAAGTGCTGATAGTACTGCCGTAGAAAATCAGCTTAACGAAAGCAAACAGACAAACGCTGATTTAATTTATAAATTGTTTGGTTTTACTGATAAAACTTTTACAGATGAAAAAGCGTTTAATATTTTTGTTAAAACTACGATTATGCCAATCGTGAATTGCTTTGTTGAAGCTATCAATCGTTCGATGTTGCTTGAAACTGAAAAAGGTAATCTGTATTTTAGCTTAGATATGAATGATCTATTAAAAGCAGATATGCTCACACGCTTTAATGCATACAAGACTGCATTGGATAGTAACTGGATTAACGTGGATGAAATTCGCCAACGTGAAGATTTATCCCCTATGGGTATTGACTTCGTAAGTATGAACCTTGCGAACGTATTCTATTATCCACAAACGAAGAAAGTGTACACACCGAATACTGGTGTACTTGGTGATTTAACTACACTAAAATCTGTGAAAGGGGGTGAAAATGATGAAAATTGAAGTCCGTAATGGTGCAGTTACGATTGAGGGTTATGTAAACGTTACAGAGCGTTTAAGTAAACCTATTCGTGATGTAAGGGGTAATTTTTTAGAAAAAGTACAAAGTGGTGCGTTCAATTCTGCATTACAACGCAATAATAATGTAGAGTTACGCTTCAATCACCGCAGAAAATTGGGAGACCAACAAGACGGCTCCTTAGAATTAAGAGAAGATAGCATTGGTTTATATGCAAAAGCTATTGTATCTGATGCGGAAGTAGTACAACTTGCAGAAAATAGACAACTTAAAGGCTGGTCTTTTGGTTTTAGAAAACTAGAAGATGAATGGGATAAACAAGAAAATATGCCAGAAATTCGCACATTGAAGTCTATTGATGTAAGTGAAGTTAGTATTTTATCTGTGAACCCTGCATATATTGCAACATCTATCAATGTACGAGCAGATGAAGGTGAAGATTTACTAGAATGTAGATCTAACGAAACTGCAACAGGTGCATTGGAATATGATATTGAAGAACGTAAGACTGATGATGAAGAAGAAACCAGCAATCAGAAATATCATGACATTTTGAATAAATTAAATGCTTAGCATCCACCATATGTGGGTGCTTTTTTAATGCAAAGAAAAGAGGATAGCATGAATTTTAAAAAACTTATTGAAAAACGTAATGGTTTGGTTGAAGAAATGAACAACCTTGTTGAAGTGGCAGATGAAGAAACTCGTGCCCTTAATGAAGAAGAAACAACAAAATTCGAAGGTCTACAAAAAGAAGTAGCAGACATTGACAAAACATTGAAACTTGCAAAAGAAGAACGCTCCATGATGTCTGTATCTGATGATGAAGCACCAGCTAAAACAGATGAAAAAGCAATGGCAATGGCAGAAGAACGTGCGTTTGCTAACTTCTTGCGTAGTGGTGAAACTACATTTGCCGATACTGAAACTCGTGCAGATGTAAACCTTACTAAAGGTGATAATGGTGTAGTAATTCCATCCACCATTGCTGAACGCATCATTGGTACTGTTAAACGTATCGCACCTATCATTGAAAACTCTGACTTCTACGATGTAAAAGGTGATTTGGTATTCGCAGTTGAAGATGAAAGCACATCCAAAACTACTTGTGCATATGTTGGTGAGTTCCAAGAACTTGAAAGCACTAGCGGTAAATTCAAATCTGTTACATTGAAAGGCAATGTAGTAGGTGTATTGACTAAAGTATCCAAATCCTTAATCAATAACGCTGGCTTTGACATTGTAAACTACGTTGTAACTAAAGTAGCAGAAGCAATCGTAGTATTCTTAGAAAACGAAATGATTAATGGTTCTGCTAAAATTCAAGGTTTATTGCAAGCTAAAAACATTGTTACAGCTGGTAGTGCAACTGCAATTACTGCTGATGACTTGATTGAACTTCAATTCAAAGTACCACAAGCATATCGTGGTAATGGTGTATTCATCATGAACCCAGAAACATTCAAAGCGTGTGCTAAATTGAAAAATGCACAAGGCGAATACTTGTTGAATAAAGACCTTACAAACGGTTATGGCTACACATTGTTAGGCCGTCCTGTATACGAATCTGACAATATGCCTAAAATTGCTACAAAGGCTAAAGTTGCAATCTATGCAGACCTTAAAGGTTATGCAACTAAAATCAGTGGTGAAAACTCTGAAATTGCTGTATTGCAAGAACGCTTCTATACTCAATATGCAGTTGGTGTAGCTGGTTATGTTGAAGTTGACGGCAAAATTGTTGACGAACAACGTATTGCTACATTAGCAATGGCTTAATAGTCATGAAGTACAAGGTGTTAGTTGGTTATAGTGGGGTAGTATCTGCCCCACTTGATAGCATTGTTGAGTATACAGACGAAGTAATCATCAATGATCTATTGCAAGCTGGTTACATCGAACCTGTAAAACAAGCTAAAACCAAAAGCAAAAAGGCTGAAACAGAGGAGTAAACATGAAAGTTAGTGAGTTAAATCTTGATATTGTATCGAACTATATTCGTGTTGATGTTACGGCCGATACTAAACCTATCTTAGACATGGTATTATCTGCAGCAATTTCCTATTGTATGACATATATGGGTATTGCTGATAAGACTACACTTGATGATTATGAGGATATGCCTATCGCAGTATTGAGTTTATGTGGCGAATTTTACGATAATCGTACATTCACGGCCGTAGAAAATGCGGTGGTAAACCCTACGGCACAGGCTATCTTAGATAAGTATTCAATGAACTTATTATAGGTGAAATTATGTATAGAAAAGGTAGATTAAGCACTCTATTACAACATCAAGCAGAAATTCACGCTAACAGAAAATCAACTACTATGAATGAATTGGGGCAATATCCTATTGTTGATACAGTTATAGGCAATATGCATTGTGGAGTCATTCCACAGACTGGCGGTCTATTAAGTGGTAGAACGGCAGAAACTACACTTGCTAGAACTACACATAAGGTAGTGTGTAGGTATCGCAACGATATTGAACCGGATATGTGGCTAATTATTGAGGGGCAGAAATATAACATCTTGTATGTTATGGATCCATACCTTAATAAAGAGCGACTAGAAATATTTACAGAGGTTGTAATCTAATGGGTGTTGATATTGAAACAGAAGGTTTAAGTGAGTTTTCTCAAGAGTTGCTAGACATAGCGACTAAAGACTTTCCGAAAGATACAAAGAACTTTCTTCAACGTGCTGGTAATAAGCTAAAAGCTAATGCAAAAAACAACTATAAAAGTGGTACTACACAAGGTACAAAAAACCTTATCAAAGGCCTTAAACGTGATAGAGCGTATAAGTATGGTAAGGATGAGTGGCAAGTGCGTGTTAAGAATACCGCACCGCACGCATGGTTAGTTGAACATGGTCATGTGATGCTAGGTCATTCTGCACAGGGTAAACCTAAATTGATAGTTGGTAACACAGGGGAAGCCTTTGTAAGAGGGAAGAATGTAATGGGTAAAACTGCTAAAGCCTTTCCGTCAGAATATCAAGGGTTAGCGGAAGAATTTATTGATAAGATGCTTAATGAAAAAGGTTTAGGCTAGTGATAACTGCAGTTGAAATAGTAAAAGCATTAACAGTAAAGTGCAGAGAACTGCTAAATTGTGATGTTAATGATAGAGATATTTCAGAGGGATTTACTAGACCATCATTTTTTATTGAGGTAGTAGACTTTAACAATGAAGATATAGGCGAAATCCTAAGAGGTGATACGCTTAATATCTATATCTACTACTTCAATGAAAAGCGTGAGATTGGCTATCTTAACTTACTCAAAGCAAGAGAAAGCTTGCGTGAGATGTTAGCAATGCCTGTTAGCGTAGCTGATGGATTTAGTATAACTGCATCTGATATAGTCGAAACAATCAATAAGGCTGATATGTCATATATCACTAACTTTGATGTAACGATCTATCAAAACAGACCAGAAGCAGATGCACCTTACATGGAAAAATTGGCGGTCAACGGAGAGTTGCAAGAGCCAACGGAAGAATAGTTATAGCACCCACCATGTATGGGTGTTATTTTTAATGGGTAAAAGGAGCAGAATATGGCGATTGGCTTACCAAATATTGATATCGTATTCTTGCAAAAGGCGGTATCTGCCGTGCTACGTTCCGAACGTGGTACTGCATTAATCATCGTTAAAGATGATAAACAAACAGAAATTGGCTATGATGTATTCAAATTTGAAGCAGACATTACCGATAAAAAATACAATGCCGATACAATTAAATTGTTGAAGCGTTGCTTCTATGTGAATGTAAATAAAGTAGTGGTATTACATGTACCATCTAAAACAACTGCATTTGCAGACATTAAACAAGTATTAGACCGTATTAAGTACAACTGGGCTTGTACTACTGTAGCAGAATGGCAAACAGATTTAGTATCTTATACAAAATCTCGTAATGTTATCTCTAAAGGTCGCAAAGTTAAATGTGTAGTTGCTAACGTAGCAGTTGCAGATGATAAACACGTAGTAAATATGAAAGGTAATTTTGTACATGAAGCTGATGCGGAAGCTGGCACTAATGTCAAAATGACTGATTACCTACCACGAATTACATCTATTTTGGCTAACTTACCAATGAACCGAAGCATTACATACTACGAATTGGAAGATTTAGACTATGTGGATAACTCTTATGTTACTGCAGAAAAAGATGTAAATAAGTGGACAGATGAGGGGTGGCTGCTCCTCATCAATGATGATGAAGATAACGTAGTGCGTGTGGGCCGTGGTGTTAATACATTAACTACATTCACATCTACTGATACAGAAGATATGCGTAAAATCATCATTGTTGAAAGTATGGACTTAATTCAAGAGGACTTGTATTCCACGTTTAAAAAGTACTACGTGGGCAAGTATAAAAACCACTTGGATAACCAATACTTATTTATCTCTTCTGTAAACGCATATTTCAAATCTTTAACTAAAGTTGTTAATGGTGAAATTCTAGACCCAGAATATGATAATCATGCGTTCGTTGATGTAGAAAACCAAAGACAAGCATGGTTATCTGTAGGCAAAACAGAAGCAGAAGATTGGGATGAAGCGAAAGTTAAAGAAATGTCCTTCAAATCTACTGTATTTATTGCTGCTAAAGTTAAAATCTTGGATGCTATGGAAGATTTGTCCTTCCAAATTACTATGGAATAAGGGGGTAAAGTATGGCAAGTAAAGACATTCATAATCAAATCTTACGTGGCCAATTTGGTAAGGTATGGATTGATGGCGAATTATATGCAAATGTTAAATCTTTTGAAGCTAAAATCTCCCTTAAATATGAAGCGGTAGACATTAACGGCGAAATGGGTGTACATCAACGCTTAGTAGGTTTTGAAGGTGCTGGTACATTAGTACTCCACAAAATCGATAGCCGTGTAGCACAAAAGATTGCAGGTAAAATTAAAAATGGTAGTGTACCAGATATTAAAATTGTATCTAAATTAACAGACCCAGATGTAAATGGTGCTGAACGTATTGAATTAACTGGTGTTACTTTGGATGAATTAACACATGGCTTTGAAAACAAAAAGGTACAAGAAGAAAGCTATCCTTTCAAATTTGCTGATTACAACTACTTAGACTTAATTCTTTAATATGTGGGCGGTGCTTATGCATCGCCTTTCCTTTTTAATGTGAGGTGGATAATATATGGCTAAATTACAACTTGAAGATTTGCTTAACCGCAATATGCAAGAGGGTTTTCAATCTAAAGATGTATATGTAAAAGGTTTAGGCGGTGAGTTAACTGTAATTCATCAACCATTACCAACTGTGTTACGCATTATGGATGAAATCAAACAGGATGCAACACTATCAACTTTAATGGATGCAATGGTACAACTCATCTATGCTTGCGTTCCTTTGTTTAAAAATAAAGAATTACAAGCAAAATATGAATGTGCTGAACCTACAGATGTAGTGTATAAAGTGCTAAACGATAGCGTGGAAGATATTACTGCATTAGGTGAAGCTATCTTGGGTATGTATGGTATTGCAAATCCTGTTGAAGATGTAAAAAAGCAATAAGAGCGGACAGGGAACTAACAATGTTCCGCTATTATATGCAAAAAGGCCATACATTATCCTCGTTACTTGCATTAGATCCATTAGAGCGCACGTTCTATTGTGCGTGCTTCGAACTGGATATGGAAGATTTAGAAAGGGGCAATAATGGCTAAAAGTATTAACGTATTACTTAGTCTTAAAGACCAATTCACCGCTCCGATGAAGAAAGCTGGCGATAGTGCTAAGGAAACCGAACGTAAAATGGTAGCCATGAAGAATAAGTTAAGTAATTTTGGTAGCGGAATTAATAACAAATTCTTAGGTATTGCTGGTAGCATCAGTAAGATGGGGCTGGCAATGTCAGGCTTGGGTGCGTTCGCTAGTGTTGGTGCTATTGTTGATTATGGTAAAAAGGCACTAGAAACGGCTAAAAGTGCAGAGTTATCTCAAACATTATTGCGTAATAGCTTGGCCAATAACAATTCATTGTATGATAAATCAGCACAGTCGCTAGATACTGCACAGAAACAATTAAACGAGTATGCATCTAAATGGGGTCAAGTCGGTGTTATCTCTGCTGGCACTATTCGTGCTGGGTATCAAGAGTTAAATAAATGGAATGTTCCTGTTGATAAGGTGGACGGACTATCAGAAGCCTTAACAAATCTTGTAGCTGGTAAGTTTGGTATTAATGCTACGGCAGAAGATGCACAGTTAGCATCGCAAGCAATCGGCAGAGCGTTCAATGGTGATGTAGCTGGCTTGACTAAGATGAAGATACCTTTAACGGAAGCACAAAAGCTAATCATTAAAAATGGTACAGAAGCCGAACGCTTGGCTACTATCAATGAAATCGTTAATGGTACATTCTCTAAACAGAATGAAATACTAGCTAATACACCAGATGGTCAACTAAAACGGATGAAGAACCAACAGGCAGCACTTATGGCTACGATTGGTAAAGGTCTATTGCCTATGCAAAAAGCCTTTATTGATATGGTAAGTACTATCATGCCTATAGTTGCACCAGTTATTCAAGATATATTCAATACATTTAGTGGTGCATTTACATGGATAGCACAGGTAATTACAGAGAATAAGGAAACCATCAAAACAAATTTAACAGAGGGTATGAACGTAGTTAAAAGTGTTCTAGCTACTGTTGGTAGTGTTATTAAGTGGTGTGTTGACAATCTTGGGTTCTTAGCACCTGTTCTTAAAGTAGTTGTAGCTGGTTTTGTTGCTTTTAATGTAATATCTAGCATCTTACCTATACTGTTATCTATATTCAGTGGCTTTATGACTGTAGTAAAAATTGTAAGAGTATTGAATATGCTAATGATTGCAAATCCTATGGTGTTTGCATTATATGCCGTGATAGCTGCTATTGCGTTATTGATCTATAACTGGGATACAGTAAAAGAGGTGGCAATAGGTGTATGGGATGCAATTTCAAGTTATGCTAGTGAATTATGGGATAGCTTAGTAAGTGGATGTACTGAATTTGTAAATGGTGTTATAGAGGTTGTTACACCTATTTATAACCGATTCATGGAAATCATGAGTCCTATACTTGATGGTGTGATGCAAATCTTCAATGGTATTATTGATTTTCTTGTTGGTGTATTTACTGGTAACTGGGATATGGCCTTTAATGGTCTAGTACAAATCTTTAATGGTTACTTTGGAATTATCAAATCCATCGCACAAGATGTGCTTGGCTGGGTACAAGATAAATTGCAATGGGCTGGAGAAAAGATAGATGCTATCAAAGAGGGCGGTTCTTGGTTATATAACAATACAATAGGCCGTGTAACTGGTGAACATAATGCAACTGGTACTGAGTACTGGAAAGGTGGAGCGACATATGTCAACGAAAATCAACGTGGCGAAATTATCAATCTACCGAATGGATCACAAGTAATTCCACACGATGAAAGCATGAAACAATTAGCAAGTGGCCGTGGCAATGTAACTGTGAATGTAACAGTACAAGGCAATGTAATCGGTAATGAAGATTTCATGGATGCGTGTGGCCGTCATGTAACCGATAAAGTAATGTTAGCTATGGGTAATATGTAGGGGGTGTGAAGTGAGTTTTCAAGACAATGCTAAGAGCGTAATGAAACAACGCTTGATGACTAAACAGGCAGACTTGCAGAAGTTAGCGGTAACACGTGCTACAAAGTTTGCCGATAAGATTTCACATGGTTTAGTCGGTAAGATTTTAGATTATGCCGAACGAAAACCAACTACAGATATTGTATTCCACTCTGAATTAACAGATGAATATATCACATTGCCTGTAGTACCTAACCCTTTACCTACGATTAGTGAACCGCAATCTAATGAAACATTTAATGGCCTTAGAGGTGATATTAAACTTATAGGGCCGTTAGGGTTGCGTACATTAACACTAGATAATATCTTGTTACCGATTAATAAGGACTACTCCTTTATTCGTGGTAATGGTAGCGATGGGTTACAATGTTTGCAATTCTTTCAAGCACAACGGCAGATGAAAGCCGTGATGCGGATATGTATTATTCAATCTGATGGCAATGAAATCCTTAATATGCCATGTGTCATTAATGATCTATCATACACCTATGACAAGATTGGCGATATTAAAGCCACAATAGGTATTGAAGAGTACGTATATACCAATACATCAACTACGGCTCAATCTTCAACTGGTGGCGAAAACAAGGCTACAGATACAAAGGCTACTGATAGTAAGGCGGTTAAGAAATGAAGCTACAGTATACAAACACAACCAAAGGCAAAGATGGTAAAGATGTTACTGAAACACGTGAAATTACCGCCTATACCAATAACTATCAAAGGTCAGATGGCATTGATACATTAGGTCAAGAATTTACCTTTGATTTAGCAGATAACCCTTTTGATTTTAACCTTATGGGTACACGGCTTGCTATTGGTGGCAAGATTGAGTTTAGTAACCAATTAAGCAACAATAATAAGAGTGCTACAACGCAGCTTAACGAAGAACAACAAGAGCAAGTAGTATTTCAAGGTATTGTGGTAGCAGAAAAGCAAAGCGGTGCTAACAAATATAGTTACACTTGCTTTGATTACTGCTTTTATCTCAACAAGTCAGAGATAGAAATTCAATTCAATGGTGTTAGTGGCCTTGAAGCTATCAAAAAGGTATGTAGTGAAAACAATGTGCCTTTGGGTAATGTAGCCGATATTAAGACTAGTATCAAGAAGATATATCAAGGTGAAACAGTATCTGATGTTATCAAGGATATTATCAAGCAAGCTACAGAAGAAACTGGCTATAAATACCGCTTAGAATACCGAGATGGCAAGATACACGTTGAGGACTACAAGGATTTAGTGCTTGATAAGGTTATCACTCAACCTATCAACAATTACTCAAGAGATTTGAGTATGGAAGATATGCGTAATAGCATCGTAGCCATATCTCAAAAGGAAAAGAGTACATCTGTTAAGTCTACTATTCAAGATGATGAAAGCATCAAGAAATACGGCTTAATTAAGAAGATAGTGAAAGTTGATAATAAGAAGCAAGCACAGACCGTACAAATTGCTAAAAAGACTATTCAAGATACTAATAAGGTAGCTGAAAAGTTAAACCTAACATTATTAGGTGATGATACAGTAAGGAGCGGTCGCATTATTATCATTGATGATTACACAGTAGATATACACGATAAATTCATAGTAGAAAATTGCAAACATAATTATGGAGTTAACCATACTATGACATTAGATCTAAAGCGTGTAACGAAAGAACTTGATACAAGCAAGTATGCTACAAGCACTACTACAACTGTTACACCTAATGCTACAAATAGTACTGCTAATGCAACGCAAGTTGATGCTGGTATGAACGCACTCAACGGATACGAAAGCGTATATCGTGATAACGGATGCGTAGATGTGGCGGTTAAGGCTGGTTCATATTACAGTCCATTCTTAAAGCAACAGGCTGATATTGGTACGGCTAATGTAGATACACTTGTTAATAATGCTCAAAGTGCTGGCTATAAGGTAGAAGCCTTTGATGGCTACGCTAAAAAAGGTGATATCTTAGTCTATGGTAATAATCAACACGTTATTATCTCTGATGGTGCTGGCGGTGGTTTTGGTAACAGTAGTAGCGAAGGACACGCTAAATTCTATTCAGATGCCAATAACGCATGGCACACAAACGAAGCACCTAGTAAAGTAATTAGAATGTCATAAGGGGGTATATATGGAAGAATGGCACAGTCAGATGGCTTCTATGTTTAAAGATAGAACCAACCCTATACGGATAGGTGCTTGCCTTGGAGAGGTTATCAGTACTTCACCATGGAAGGTAGCTATTAAAGATGGGAAGTTTATGATAGATGCATCTAATGGTTATGTATGCTTTCAATTAATTCACCATATCACCACATACTCTTATCGACATAGTGGCAAAATGACACACAAAGGGTGTCCAGCTGGGCCACAATCTGATTATGAAGCACAGGGTGATGGCAAGATAGTGCTTGATGAATTATGGAAAGCTGGCGATAAAGTACTTGTTATTCCAGATGAAAACGAGCAACATTTCTTTATCGTTGATATTGTGAAAGAGGGGGTATGATGTTCCCAAAGGACTACAATTTCACAAACTCTATCCAATCAACTGCAACGGCTACTAACTCACAACATAAGGTGGGGCGGTCATTCAAATTTGATTACAAGACACATCGTTTTGTATTTGAGGATGGTCGCAACGTAGAAGATACGCAGATTGAAGCGATAAAACAATGGATTGAGTTATTTATTCGTACTGAAATGAAGAAATACCTAATCTATAGTGATAGTTTTGGTTTAGATCTAACTAAGCTATTAGGGTACAGATTGCCACGTGCATATAAAGTATCTGAAATAAAAAGAAGAATAACCGAAGGTATCATGAACAAAGTACCATGTGTTGTAGTTGTTAAAGATTGGCAATTCAACGCTGGTATTTTTTATTTCACAGTAGTTACTAATACAGGGGAAGAGGTGAAGATAGAACATGAATTCGAATTATAGTGTTGATAGTATCCATAATACGATGCTTGAAAACATTGATGATGCGTATCAGAAAACAGAAGGCTTTCCAACGTATGACATAACAAGAGGTGAAGCATTTGCTTTACTTGAACTGTGGAAGAAGGCGGAAGAAATTGAACGCAAACAAAACGTGGATAACTTAACAGGCGATGAACTAACAAGGGTAGTATTCCAACGCAAAGGAACACAACGAAAGTTAGCAACTAAGGCAGTATGTAACCTACGTATTGTAGATGGTAACGGAACTATTCATGAGGGTGATTTATTCGAAAGTGAAAGCGGTATTCAATACGAGTCGCTAGAAAACAAGGATGTTGTTGATAACTCTATCATCAAAATTCGATGTACTAAAGCTGGTGCAGTTGGTAATGTTCCTAAAGGTAGCATCACTCAAATGCCTATCACTATTGCTGGTATCAATGCAGTTATCAATGATGATGCTGCAAAAGGTGGCGAAAATGAGGAAGCAGACGATGATTTGCGTGAACGCTACTATGAAGAGTTAAGAGAACCAGCTACGAGCGGTAACGATTACCACTACAAGCAATGGGCCAAAGAGGTCGAAGGTGTAGGCGAAGCTAATGTAATAGGCTTATGGAATGGCAACAATACTGTTAAAGTGATTGTTATTAATTCCGATAGAAAGGCTGCTAGTACCGATTTAGTTAAGCGTGTACAAGATTACATAGACCCAGAGAGCAAAGGTATTGGTGAAGGTCAAGCACCAATTGGTGCACATTGTACTGTAGTTAGTGCTACAGAAGTGCCAATCAATATTGATGCTAGAGGTGTACAACACACTACAACGGATACTAAATCCACTATTACAAATGACATTACTGAAGCGGTAACCGCTTACCTAAAGAAGATAGCCTTTAAACAAAACTATGTATCAGTCGCACAAATTAGTAACATTATCATTGATAATGCTGGTGTTACTGACTATGAAAGTGTAACTGTAAATGGACAGACAACTAAAATCAATCTAACAAATGAGCAAGTTGCCGTATTGGGTACAGTTAGCGTGGCTTTAAATGACTAATAAAGACTTCAAAGAGTATGCACTTAGAGCCATTAATAAGATGTATCGTAATGATCCATGGGTTCGTGAATTATATCAAGCAGCTGGATTACAACTGCAAGATATAGATGAACTACTAGATGTGTTATTAGATAATGGCTTCTTTGATGCGGTAGGTGAACGTGGCCTAAAGGTTTACGAAAAAGATTTAGGTATCAAAGGTGATGGCTCAATTGAACAACGCAGAGCCATTGTGCAAATGCTATGGAACAACAATGGCAAGTGTACACTGGATAGAATTAGGGCGATTGTTAAGACATTCGTACTAGATGATGTAGATGTTCAGTTTGAAGATGGTGTATTGAAGTTAGAGTTTAACAACTCATCCTTTGTATATGCTATACCACAAATTAGAAGCAACTTGACTGTAGTTAAACCTTCACATATTGGATTAAGTATTAATGATGTACATAGCGTTGATACTGAATTATATGCTGGTAGCATTGTTACTACGTTTGAAACAACAACTATCAATCCTATGGTTGGATTTAATTCAACGCTAGAAGATGCATCTATAGTGGCTGGTGTGTATATCACTAAAGCTAATGTAATTAATCGTATTAATTGTTAAGGAGGGTAAATAATGCCTAGTCAATATCCACAGAACGTGGTTACTAAAAATGGTTTGGCAATGATTGCTGAAAGTGTTGCCACACGTAAAAACTTAATATTTACACGTGTAGTAGTAGGTGATGGAGATGCTACAGGTCGCAATTTTAATGATATGACATCTGTAATTTCTCCAAAAATGGAATTGCCAGTAACAAGCGGTGTAAACGAGGGTAACGGTCAATACTTAATTACGGCTACGTTATCCAACAATACTTTAAATGTAGGATTCTTCCCACGTGAGGTTGGTCTATATGCAAAAGTTGATGGTAAAACAGAAATGCTATATAGCTATACAAATGGTGGCAACAATGTAGGATATGTTCCAGACAAGACAACACCAATTGATAGTGAGATTTATAAAATCAGAACAGTAATTGGCAATGCTAAAAACATTACTGTGAATATGTCTGATAGTACATTTGTTACTAAAGGCGAACTGGATAGATATGTTTCAATTACATCTGGTGGCTATTTCAAAGATGCAAACAAAACTAATACTGGGTTATCATTCATTAAAGGTGATAATACATCTAAAATAATTGAGTTTATCACCTCTAATTACAATGATAGTGATACTAATAAAGTGCTTAATTTATCAACGCTAAAAAGTCTATTAGGGCAAGGTGCTATTGTAGCATCTAAACTAACTAACAATAGCGGATATGTAAAATTTGCTAATGGGTTTACTATTCAATGGGGATTTGGTGGACAAGATAATGTAACTAAAACAGAAGTTACATTCCCTATTAGATTTACTACGTTGTTTATGGCTAATGCTATTGATGCATTCTGGTCTGGTTCAGATACACCTAGATATTTTGCAAACTCTGCCAATGAAAGCACTAACACAAAAGCAGTATTTGTCGCAAGTGATAGATATGCAGCATCGTATTACTGGTTTGCATTAGGCATGGCATAAGGGGAGGAGAAAACACATGAACCAATATGTATTCGTATTAAACGAAATGGGCGAAAGAATTACATCCTTTGTGGATAATATGATTAGCAAAGATGAACTACTAGATCATGCTAAAAAAGAATGGCCATATGCAGCGGATTATATTTACTCTGCAGACGGAGATAGTATGCTAGATGAATTTATGGCTGGCAAGCTTTATGTAAATGGTGAATTTGTGACACCACAACCAAAAGAGCCAACTAAGGCTGAACAAATTACAGAAATTAAAAATTATTATGATAAACGATTTGATGCATTAGATAAGGCAGTATTGCGTAGACGGTTAGCTAATGCAGATATTAGCGACTTACAAACACAATACAAAACCTTGCAAGCGGAAATGGTAACTAAAATTAAGGCGGTGAAATAATATGGACGATATTAAAAGCAATGTACCTGTAATGCGTTTTTGTGAATATTGCTGGGCCACATTAAATGAAGACGGCACTTGCCCTACAGAGGGATGTATTCATAATGATCTAATGGATTTAGAAAAGGATGATGCGGATGTTACCAGTCCTACACAACTTTAATGTAATTAAAGGAGAAGCAATCACTCTAAATGTTGGATATACAAATGCAGTAGATAGTGAAAGCCTATTTGCGTGTGTTAGAAAATATCCAACGGATGATGCGTACAAGGCAAAGTTTGATGTGGCAGTATCACAAGAGGGGTTAGAAGGTGATGAGCTCAGTAAAATCATCTTATCATTGGATACCAACACATTAGACTATGGCAAGTATTATTGGGATTTATTCCTATGGAGTGGAGAAAAGCCTATTAAATGTCTGATAAAAGGTGAAATAACAATAGCTGAAGGCATCAGCAATAGGGGGAAATAATATGAGTGATGAAAATATTCATATAAAGTCTAATGATGATGATAAAATCATTGTCAAAGATCAAGGGCCTAAGGGTGAACCAGGAGAGCAAGGACCTCCTGGTCCTCCTGGACCTCCAGGCGAACCTGGTCGAAATGGTAATGACGGCGAACAAGGGTTGCAAGGTATTCAAGGTATTCAAGGACCACCTGGTAAAGACGGAAAGCCATTTACTTATGATATGTTCACACAGGAGCAATTAGAGAATTTAAAAGGCCCTAGAGGTGAACAAGGGCCACCAGGTCCTAAAGGGGAACCTTTTAAATATTCTGACTTCACGCAAGACCAACTTAATGCACTTAAAGGGCAAAAGGGGGATAAAGGCGAGCCGTTCAAGTATTCTGATTTTACGGCAGAACAATTACAGGCTTTAAGAGGACCGAAAGGCGACACTGGAAGTGGTGGTGGACAGGTAACTTCGCAACCAATCGAAATATATGAAGTTGTTTGGGGAACTGCAATAGCAGGTGAGCATGGTGTGGATAGAGGATATTTAGCATTTGACCCTTTGACTGGTTGGGGATATTTACACTTTGACTTCAAACTAATGCAACCGTCTGGGAATGGTGGGGTAGTGGCTACATTACCACCAAATGCACCTGTAGCGGTAAGAGCAATCGAAAGAAGTATTAATGTAAATAACAATAGTATTTATATTGAACGAAATAGTCGTATGATTAAGGGTTGGGGTGTGCCAACGAACACTCGTTATATTATTGATATTATTGGTTATTGGAGAAAGGTGTAATAGATGTGGACATGGCAATTTGAATTGAATGACATCTTAACCACTCTTACAATTGTAGGTGTGGTTGCAGGTGCAGGATATAGATTGTTGATTATTCCGTTGCTACAACAATTAGACTCACAACGGATGCAAGATAATCTTATCTTTCAAGAAAAATGGGGTGTACTAACTGACACACTAAAAGATTTGAAAGATGAAATTAAATTATCACGTGCAGAACGTATTAAGGCTGAAAGCAAGCAAGTATTATTATCTGCAAAGGTTGAAGTCTTAGAAGTGCGTGTTGAGGATATAAAGAGGGAATTACATGAACATACCTCCAAAGCTCATTAATTCAATTAAAAAATCATATCAATCTGTAAGGGTGGCCAACTTCCACCCTACAGGTATATTCGCTACTCGGGCGCTAGTATTTATTATGCTAGTGCCTATTTTATTGGTAATAACTCAGTATGTTATGTCATTTGTTAGCGGGTACGTATCTGACGAAGCGAACAAGCTAATTAATGTAGGGCTTAATATCATAGATCATATATTCATCCCTAGCGTATTAATGGCTGTTGTAGGTTTCTTAGGACTTTGGTTAGACAAAAATAATAATGGTATTCCTGATAAATTAGAAGAGGAGGATAAACGATGAAAGTATTTATTAATCCTGGCCACGATATTAACTTAGATAGTGGCGCAGTTAACCCTGTATATGGTACACGTGAATGCGATGTGGCCCGTGATGCGGGCAAAATGTTAGCTCGCTATTTGGAAACAGCAGGCTGTGAAGTTCGCACGTTACAAGATGATGATTTAGGGCTAGTATGTTCTGAATCTGATTCTTGGGGTGCAGATATCTTTGTATCGCTTCATTGTAATGCTTTTAACACTCAAGCTCGTGGTACCGAAACGCTTTACAAATCCTTTAACGGCCAACGACTAGCAAATGACATTCAATCACAAATTATTCGCAGTATTGACACAGTAGACCGTGGTGTTAAAAAGCGTGATGATTTATGGGTATTGAACGGAACAGACGCAACAGCAGTTCTTGTTGAAATGGCCTTTATCGATAATGAAGAAGATCATACTATGCTATCTAATGACCTTGATACCATTGTGCGTGCGATTGCACGAGGTATTACTGACTATGCAGGAGGACAATAATGTATGACAAAATCAAAGTATTATTTGATAACTCTACTTACCGCTATGTTATTATCGGTTGTATTGGCATCGTCCTCATCCTTTGCGCAGGATATATCCTCTACCAGCCAAATGGAACAGACTATCAGCGTACAATTAACACAGTGGAACGAGCTCAAGAGCAACAACGAAAAAGCCTTGAGCTCAATCGAAGCATCCAACATTCCCTTGACCGAAGCACAGAGCTTAGTAATGAAGCAAAGGGAAGAGTTGAACGAAGCACACAATACAATCAACAAATTGGAGAACGAATTGATGCAAGCCAAGCTTCAATCAATGAAGCAAGAAATTACCTTAAACGAAACACAGAACTCTTTAACAGAATTGAAAGGGCAAATAGAGAACGACAAGAAAACCATTAAACGCTTGCGGATGCAACGAAATATCTCACAAGTGTTAAGTGGTGGTGCAATTATAGGGGTAGCGTTCAAACATTAAGGAAGTGATCCAGTTTATCTCCATAGCGTGTAATGGTGGATACACGCAACTATAAATAAAAGAGCCTACTAACATAGAATAAATCTATGTTGGTAGGCTCTTTTTT